AGTTAAGGGGCGGCGGTAAACCGCCCCCGTTTTGGTTATTGCTTTATAATCTCGCACAACATAAATTCCGTGCGGTTGTCAACCGTGGTTGTTCCGTTGATAATGTTACGTTCTTGCATACTTACAACAATGATTAACGCCGGGGGATTGCTCCCCCGGCTTGTTACTAATCTACCAAATCAACCTCAACTTTTGCAATCTGCAATGTTTTAGACAAACATTTTACGGCAATATTGGTTCCGTTGAAATAATCCGTATCAAATACAAATTCATTCCAATACGTTCCGACCTCCGCCGTTGCACAAACCACGGTTCCGCCAATGGATACCGCCATTTTCGCACAATCGTATGTTCCTTGCTTGATTGCTGATTGCGCAAATTTGGCGTCCGTATCGACGTACAACGGGAAATAACGTGCAACAACTCGGATTTGCATTTTGCTGTAACGATACGGCGACGTATTTAACAAGTTGCTTTTAATCGTCTGCGTTAATTGGTCGCCCTCGCTAATTTCCCGGACGGTTGTAACCCCGTTGGGTAATGCTTCCGGCGAACTATTAACCGGGTTTAATACCGGGGTATATTTCGGAACGCTTGCGATATTATCCCATGCCGTACCGTCGTCCAATAACGTATCGGTCAACAACGACGTACCATATTTTCGGGCAATAAATGGCATACCGTGGGCGTTTTTCTTCCGGCTTCCGGTCGTTTCAAACGATATGTCCGAAATCGCAATATTGGAACCCTCCAATAAAATTGCCATTTTGTCGAAATCCATTGCGTAAGACAAATACGCCGACAAATCGGTTATGCCGTCCCCGTTTAACTGTATTTCGTCCCATTCGCCCAAAGGTTGACGGAAATATTGCATATAATCCGCCGTCGGGTAATCGTAAGAACCTTGCAAGGTAACGCCGGATATATTCGTTGTCGGGTTGTCGGTTCCACTTGCTATTTTTCCCGTTGATAATGTGGTTGTAACAACGATACCATTTACAACCCCCTCAACAGTATATGTACCCAACAATGTATCGCTAAATACGCCGCCCGTTACGGTAAATGTTGAACCCGGCGTTAAAAGGTTTGCCCCGGCTGTTACGCCAAACGCAATATATCGTTTATCCGGCAAAGGATTTGCCAATGACAAATTACGCTTAACATACGCTTTCGTAACTCCGGTTGCGGTCAACAACATTTTCAACGTGTTTATTGAATTGCGGTCGAACGGTACAATACATTCAATCAACGCATAATTTCCGAACGCCACGGATTGCGATTTGTTTTGCAAATACTGATATTCATTGTATACCCTTATATATGAGCCGCCTTGATTAAGTCGGTCAAAATATTGTTCGGTTGCCGTCGTAAGAACCAACGCCCCGTTTTCAATCTCAACATAACGTTCCGCACGGCTTATATTGTCCGTGAATACCATATTTTGTTTGTCGGACGTATCAACCGCCGGACGCACTCGGAACAACTTAATACCACGGTCGGGGCGGGGTAACGTATCTAAATATTGTTTCATGCCATACGTCCACATCCAATGCGTGCGGGTTGCCGGGTGCGAATTATGCCAAAACGGGGGGAATACAGAACGGAACAAAGCGGTTGCAATACGTCCCCACTTCATAAACATATAACCCCGTTCGTTTGCCAACCTCGACAATCCGTAATAATAGTTGTTGTAATCGTGTTCGGTTCCCAATATCGGGGTTGCTCCCATTGCCTCGATTGCCTCGGCTAATTTCTTGAAATTCTCAAAATACGTGTCCGTACTTGCGGCGAACAATGCGCCGTCGTTATCTTGCATTGCGATAACGCCAAATGTCAATCCCCAATTTTGAACCGGAACGACGCCCAACCATGTTTCGTTGCGGTTGATACGTGCCAAACATTCCAACGCATCGTCGCCCGAATGTCCGAAATTGTAAAACAGATAATCGCTAAACATAGAAAGGTTATCCAATGCGTGCTTCCCTTTCATGCAATAACCGTTCAAAAATGAATTAGAGAAAAACCCGATTTTCCCGGCGTTCGCAATGTTTATTTTCTCAACGATACGATTTTTTTCTAACGCCGTAACACGGTTGTTTAAGTCCTCAATTTCGCCGGGTATTGCCTCGTATGAATATGGTATTAAATACGGGTTGATACTTTGTTTTTCTTTGTACGGTTCGTATTGTGTTGTTGCGTTACCTTGTTCCGCCTGTATCGTGTCGTAATCGTATTGTACGGAATTAAAACGTACCGTAAATTGCAAATAAACCGCATCGTCCGGGGCTTGCAATAAAACGGTTCCGTATATACTATCGCCAACCTCATAATTACCCCTATAAGGCAACCCCGTTGCCGGGTTAATCGGCTTAATAGGCGTTGTTTTATCGGCGGCAACAAAACGGGCGCATCTTGTTTGTATATTTGCCGTATTGTTAGGGTCTTTTGCTCTATACAATGCGTATGTTTTACCCGCTTCAATAGGAATTAAAGCCGAAATTGACGCATTTGCGTTTCCAATTAACTTTCCGGGCGTGCTTCCAACATAGTATCCGTCAATTATCGCATCCTTATTGAAAAGGTTTTTGCCAACGTCAGTTATAAACAATTCGGCGTTTTGTATATATCCGGGCAATTCCCAATACGTTACAAATGGTCGTGCCGCATTTCCGATATTTACCATTGTTTGCGAATATTTTTGCAAATCCGTTGCCGTCGGTGCGGTACTTTTAATATGGATATTAAACCAAATTTCGTTTGCACCCTCCGGGACGGTAACGGTAAACGTTGCATTACCAATTTCGACAATGCCGCTAATAAATACGCCGTCTTTTGCAAAGGCAACCGCATTATTATTACTAACGTAACCCATATTGGAAAATGTGTACGTTTCGCCAACTGTTACCGGGATACATCCGCAAAAATAGTTGGCATTTGTGCCGATACCGACTACTGTGCTACCAAACAAAACATATCTACCATATTTAACCATTACCGGAAAGTTGAACAATTGTGCCTCATTTCGCACAATTAAACCGTCGTACTTTCTCAACAAATTGTCAATAATTGGGCTTTCTGCCAACAAATACGGCTTTAATTGTACGTGGTTGTAATCAACATAACCGGATACGGTAACGGGGGTTTTGTAAATTGCCGTTTGCTTGCTTATATCCGGGTTCCATGTACTCGCCGCCGTTGCCAACCAACAAATACCCAATGTATATGTATTTTCGTTGGTCGTGAACTTTAATAAACTCGACACTTTACCAATCGCAACGCCATTTTTGTCATACTGCCAAATGGAATACAAACGGGCGGTCGCTCCGGGTGTGTAAACTTGGTATTCCGTATTGGGGTCAACCTTGACGTTCATAGCGATTGCCGAACCATTCCACGCCGAATTTGTCGGACGAATTGTACCGTCCGCATCATTCAAATAATAACCATTTTGGAATAATGCGTTATTAAAATAGTTAATGCGGTCAATAATTGCGTCGCTATCGACTTTAACGTTATTAAGGTCAACAACGGCGTCAATACTTGGAATATTGATTGCAACCGCCGACCATGCGTTATTTGCGCCGTTGGTAATCGTGTATGCCTTTCCACGTTCCAACACTAACCCGCCAAAATTGGTGTACATTCCGGGTGTTGCCGAAATATAAAAAACGTTCCCGTCCGGGGTTCCGGGATTGGTCGCCGGGGTTGCCGTACCAATATACGTTGCGTTTGCTCCTACGTTATTGATAATAGACAACAACGTGTTTTGGAGTAATGCCCCCGTAATCTCATTCTTTCCGTTCTGTTTGATAACAGCGGAAACAGCGGCTTTTAACTCTGTGTAATTTGCCATAAATGTAAATTATTTATTGTTATTGAAATCATTATTGAAATCTCCGTTAAAATCTCCTTTGTTTGCTATTATATAGCCACGTCCTATTTTCTTAACGACGGTATTTGTTTTAAACTCAATTTCCACGCTTGCCAAATCCCCCTGCGTTTGCCATTTTGGGGTAATTAAAAACGTGTCGCAATCGTATTCCCTGCCGTATTTATCCGTTATGTGTATATAATCAGCCATACGAATAAAACGCATAACATCGCATAAGTATTCCGGTGCCAATATAGTACATTTGAACGTCTTTACCGAAATTTGTTTTTCGGGGAAAAAATAACCGTCCCTTTCCTCGCCGTCCTCTTCAAATTCATAATCCGGTTTTCCTAACTCGGTACAAAGATATAACATGTTTTTGAATGTCGGATTTTTATAAACTATTTGTCCGGCGTCAAACACTAAATTTTCAATGTCCCACCAATCAATTTTCAAATAACCGGAAACGTCCTGCACAACCGTAAACATTTCAGAATACCACGTTTGAACGCCATCAGATAACCGCAAATAATAAATTCCGTCAAACCGATTTAACGGCATGGGTAATATTGCCGGGTATAATATTACATCATATCCCAACGACTGAAACCGGACAACTTGCAATCCGGTTTCCCTCATGTATGTTGTTATATTTGCAATTTGTTTTCCGGTTTTATCGTACAACATTACTGACGTAACATTATTTGACCGTGTGTTTCTAATTATTTGAAACGGCAACAATCTATCAGCCGGGGCAAATAACGGGTAAATTGCGCCGTATGCGTAACTTTTACGGTGGTTCTGTTCATTTATAGACGTGTACCACGGTAAAACGCTTGTATTGTTATTCTGTATCATA